GGCTCACGCTGGCTGGCACCAATACCGGCGATGAAACTACGACAACCATCGGCGCCCTGATCAACGGCGCCACTGCCAAGACGACGCCGGTCGACGCCGATTACGTCGGCCTGATGGACAGCGCGGCCAGCAACATCCTGAAGAAACTCAGCTGGGCGAATATAAAGGCCACGCTGAAAACGTATTTCGATACATTGTATGCAGTCTTCGGCGAGGCCGTCAATGCGCAGACCGGGACGACTTACACCTACGTGAACGGCGACGGCGGCAAGCTGGTTACACATACGAACGCGTCATCGATTGCTGGCACTTTGCCGCAGGCGGGAAGCGGCGGAAACTTTGCGGCGAACTGGTGGATGGACGTCCAGAACCGCGGCGCCGGGACGCTGACCATCACGCCGACCACCTCCACTATTGACGGCGCGGCCACGCTGACATTTACGACCGGGCAGGGTGCGCGCATTGTCAGCGACGGAACGAACTACTTTACGCAGCGCGGCGGGGCAGGTTCTTCTGGCGGGGGCGGCACGCCAGGCGGCTCGACTACCCAAGTGCAGTTCAACGACAGTGGTGCATTCGGCGGCTCTTCGACCTTCACATGGGATAAGACCAACAACATTCTGTACCTCGGGTCTTCCACCACCGCCGCATCGATCGCCGTGCCGAGCGTGGGTTCTGGTAGCAATCTTACAGGACGAGCACTATCGGTCACCGCAGGCACTGGAGATGGGTTCCAAACTGGCGGAGCCCTGTCGCTAACTGGCGGTACCGGTGGCGACAATGGCAATGGTGGTGCGATCACTATCACTGGCGGGGCGACCGGGGCTTCGTCCAACTCCATCGGTGGGGCTGTTACCATCACAGGCGGGTCGTCCTCGTCTTCCACGGTGCGAGGCGGTGACGTTAGCCTCCTGGGCGGGGTAGGCAAAGGCGCGAATCGCGGCGGGAATGCAACCCTTCAGGCGGGTGACACCGGGAGTGGTACGGGCGGTAACGTTACGATTCAAGCGGGTACGTCAACGTCCGGCTTTGCTGGGGCCGTTACGATCACGGCTGGTGGAACCAGTGCGACTAGCGTTGCCGGCGGCGCCGTGAACATCAACGGAGGTGCTCCCACCAATGGCAAGGGCGGCTCCGTCAACCTTACCGCCGCGGCTGGCGTGGGCACCAATAAGGATGGTGGCGACATCATCCTGACGCCGGGAGCCAAGACTGGCACTGGCACTCCAGGTAATGTCGTGTTGAATGGCGGCGGGGCCGCGCTATCCACCTCGGCGACGGGCGGCTTTACCTGCATCCCAACTTGCGCCGGCACTCCAACGGGAACCCCTGCCGGGATCCCGACTGGTACTGCTGCTATGGTCTACGACACCACGAATAACAAGCTCTGGGTCTATAACGGAGCTTGGAAAGGCGTCACGCTCGCCTAACCCCGGCCTTAACCGTCGCATCTACCGAGCCGGCGCAGACTGGCAAACGCTTCCCCTCAACCCGCCCGCACATGCGGGCTTTTTTACGGGCTCACCGTGACTGATATCAACCACTCCGAGGCGCTGTCTCAGGCCCGCATCGACATCGCCCGGCTCGAAGTTCAAGTCGCTCATCTCTCCGCAAGTACAGCGCGCCTTGAAGAGAGCAATCAGCAACTGACCGAAAAATTGGATCAGGTGCTGCTCACTCTTTCCGAAGCTCGGGGCGGGTGGAAAACGCTGATGGTCATTGGCGGCGCGGCTTCGGCTGTCGGCGGCCTCGTGACGTGGCTGGTGCAGCACTTGTTCAAGGGGTAGGGCATGAACATTTCTCTCGTCGAGGACTGGCAGACCATCCTGCGCAAAGCATGGTCGGTCAAATTCAACATCGCCGCAGTGATCTTCGGCGCGGCCGAACTGGTCGTGCAACTGGTGCAGCCGGAATCCATCCGGCCCGGGGTGTTCGCCGGCATAGCAGCGTGCGTCTCGATCGCAGCAACTGGCGCGCGGGTGCTGGCGCAGACGGAGCTCTCGAATGGCACTGGAAAATAGACCCGGCAGGCGCGGCCTGGCTGCGTTCGTCGGCGCCGCTGCTGCTGCCGGCCTGCTGCTGTTCACGCCAGCGCAGGAAGGGACGAAGCTCACCACCTACCGCGACATGGGTGGCGTCCTGACCTACTGCACCGGCGCGACTGAGAACGCGCAATGGGGAAGGACGTACACGCCTGCCGAGTGCGCCGCTCAGTTGGACCGCGACCTTGAACGGCACGCGGCCGGCATCGCCAAGTGCATCCCGCTCGAGCGCCTGACCGACAGCCAGAAGATCGCCTTCGTGGACGCGGCGTACAACATCGGCGTCGCCAACTTCTGCTCGAGCAGCATGGCGCGCAAGACGAACATCGGCGACATGGTCGGCGCCTGTAACGCGCTGCTGCTGTGGAACCGGGTCGGCGGCCGGGAGGTGCTGGGGCTGACGAAGCGTCGACAGCGGGAGCGGGAACTTTGCATGAAGGGGCTGAGATGAGCACCGAATCGTCATTTTTCCTTGGGATGGCCATCGGCGCCATCGTGGCCGGGGTTGTGGTCGTCTACGCGGTAGCGACATGCCTGCCTGATGGATGGGCGCGTCGATGATCGCCGCCTTACTCCTGCGGCTGGCGCCGTACAAGCTCGCGTTCGAGATCTTGGTATTCGGCGCGCTGGCCGCCGGCGTGGTGTATGGGGCGCACCAGGTTCTCGAGCATGAGCGCGAGATCGGCCGCCAGGAAGTCCGCGCCGAATGGGATCAGCAAATCGCCAAGGACAAGGAGGCCGCGCGTGCGCAGACCGACGACTGGCGTGCTCAGCGCGATACCGCCGCAACCGAGGGAGCTAAACGTGAAGAAACTATCCGCAGCCTGGCTGCTACCTCTGCCGCTGCTGCTGGCAGCCTGCGCGACGCCGTCGCCAAGATCAACGGCGCAGTGCCCAACTATTCCGCCGATACCCTACGTGCGCTCTCCAGCACCTACGGGCAGCTTCTTGAGGAGTGCGCAGGACGACGTCGAGAGTTGGCGGAGGAAACTGAGCGCATCAACTCAGAGAAACGAACCCTGATCGAAGCGTGGCCCAAGAACCCGCCGGGTGACTCGCCCCAGAAATAGCCATGGACGAGCTTCTACAGAAGATGCGCGCCTTCGCCTCCGAGCCGGGCGCGCTCTTTTACGTCGTCAAGACTGCAACTCGCGGCGCCGTGCCCGTTTGGGCCGACGATATCCGCGCAACAGCCACCGATGCGGAATTGCTCGCGCTTGTACAGGCACGCATCAACTCGTGAGGAAAGCATGTCCGAAGCACGCAAGTACGACCCGCAGCTGCGTCAATTCGCCACGCCGCAGCAGGCACGATACCTCGACGCCGTGATTGAGCACGGTGGCATCCGGCCAGCATCGCGTGCGCTGGGTGTGAGCAAGGGCACGATTTGCTCCGCCCTTGACCGCATCGACAGAGCCGCCGCGCGTCAGGGATACTCGCCGGCGCACGACATGGCACACGTTGTGCCTGATGGGTTCTTCGTGAAAGGCGTGTCGACGTATTACGACAAGGAGGGCAAGCCATCGGGGCAGTGGGTCAAGTCGGCGATCGACCAGGAGCGCCAGCGCGAGATCATGCGGGCCGCCGTAGCCGCCATGGTCGAGGAACTCCCGCGCGCAGAACCGATGAAGGCGCCGGCGCTGACCGATGCGAAGCTGGCCAGCGTCTATACCCTGACCGATAGCCACGTCGGCGCCATGTGTTGGCACCGCGAGAACCTGGACCCGAACGGTGATTGGGATCTATCGATCGCCGAGCGAACTCTGGTCGGCTGCTTCGAGCACATGGTCAATGCAAGTCCGGCAGCCCGGGTAGGAATTGTTGCCCAACTAGGGGATTTTCTGCACTCAGACGGCATGGGTCTGATTGAAGGCAGAACGCCCACCTCCGGTCACATTTTGGACCAAGACGGCCGCTTCTCGAAGGTCGTGCAGACTGCAATCCGGATCCTGCGCCGCGTGGTCGGCTTCGCGCTGCTGAAGCATGAGCGTGTCGTCGTGCTCATGGCAGAGGGAAACCACGACCTGGCCAGCTCTGTTTGGTTGCGCGCGATGTTCAAGGCGCTGTACGAGAACGAGCCACGGGTCGAAGTCATCGATTCGGAGCTTCCGTATTATGTCTATCAGCACGGCAAGACCATGTTAGCGTGGCATCACGGCCATCTGAGAAAGAACGACCAACTTCCGCTATTGTTTGCCGCGCAGTTCCCGAAGGTGTGGGGCGATACGACGCGCAGATATGCTCACACGGGCCACCGCCACCATTTCGAGGAGAAAGAGCATTCCGGTATGTCTGTCGTGCAGCACTCGACTTTGGCGACTCGCGATGCCTACGCGGCACGCGGCGGCTGGATGAGCGATCGGCAATGCACGGCTATCACTTACCATACGGACTTTGGTCAGGTCTGCCGAAACACGGTCACTCCGGAGATGCTGCAAGTGCCGTGATATCGATCCGGCGCCGGGCCATCGGCAGGGCCAATACGCGGGCTGCGACGTCGGCCGGCACACCGTTGGCCGCAAGCGTGCATGACGCCTCCAGCCACCCTATGAATGGTAGGAGGATGAGGATGGCGTCGATCCTGGCGGCCGTGATGAGGTCAATACGTTCGATCATGCCGGCATAATACGGACGCGCCGGCGCCTGACGTTGAGATCGCGCACGCTGCTATACTGTTTAAATGTACAGCATCGTCAAACGACTTCGACAGCGCGGCCGGCGCCTGGCAGACCGCGAGATATCCGCCAGCACCGGCGTTCGTGGTGAAATGGCGGTAGCGATTGTTGGGTTCCGGCCGCAAGCCAAGCTGTACGACCCAAACGACCAACAACGGAAACCGCTCATCCCTGAGCTTCAAAACGCCCAGTTGATCACCATGACGATGACGGGCATGCTCTTTTACGGTACTGAGCAGGCCGACGACGGCGCCGAGTATGTGCAGGAATGGTCGGTGCGGCTGGTCGGCTCCGATTAGGCGGCCCTGGGCGACCCCTTCAGCGGGACGACGTTCCAGGGCAGACCCTTCTCGCACGCGACGAGGAACGATGCCCATAGCTCGAGCGCCTGGCGCCGCTCCGGGATTTCGTCGCGCACGTCGTAGACAGCCTCCATTCCCTTGAGGGTGTGGTTCAGCGCGATCTCTGAAATTTCCCGCGATACGCCGAGGTTGCGCATGTGGCCCTTCGCGGTACTGCGGGTGTCGTGCGGGGTGAATTTCCGTGTCTGCAAAGCGCCGCGCTCGAACGCGCGATACAGGGCGGCCGATAGGGTCGACCTTCCCACATGCTGGCCAGCGCGGCGATCATCCCTGGCTGGCAACACCCACGGCGAGCCGCCGGCGAGCCGCTCCAGTTCCTTGAACCATCCAGCAACGGTCGGGGTGATCGGGACCAGAAAGCCGACCCGGGTCTTTACGGACTCGTCGGGCACGAACCAGGTGCCGCGGTCGAAGTCGATATGTTCCCACCGCGCCTTGACGAGTTCAATGGTACGGACGCAGGTCGCCAGCATGATTTTCAGTGCCAGCCCATTCTCGTCGCCGATATCGCCGACGGACGAGAGTAACTTGCGCAGCTCGTCTTCCTGGAGCATGACGCGCTTGCGTATGGGTGGGCGCGGTCCCATCAGGGCTGCCAATTTGATCCCCGACGTTGGGCTGATCTTGATCAACTGCCGGCCAATGGCGTGCTCGAACAATTGCGTGGTCGTGCTCAAGATCCGTTTCTGCATGACCCAGCCGCGGCCGGATCGCTCGAGCATGCTGACGATATCCTCGGCGATGACCGACTGAACATCGAGAGGCCCGAGCTTCGGCAGGATCACTTTTTCCAGATCCCACTTCTTTGCCTTGACGGTCCCGGGTGCTAGCTCGCCGGCGTCAAGCACCTTTGCAGTCAAATCATCGGCCAGCCGGCGCACGGTCCAGGCTCCGCGCAACTTCAGGCGCTCTGCGCGCTTTTCGGCCGCTGGATCCTGTCCTTTGTCGACCGCGACGCGGTGTTCGCTTGCCATCTTGCGCGCCGCCGCCAGACTGATATCGGGGTAATTCCCGATGGTCAACTCCCGCGCGCGACCTTCGCGCATGTACCGCAGTATCCATGAGGCAGTCCCGGCTTTGGACAGAGTGAACGTCAGGCCGCCGCCATCGGACTTTGCGACTGGTTCGCCGGCCGCTATCCACCGGCGGATCTGGATGTCACTGAGCAGGTTTGTTCCGCGCTTCGCCATCGCTCCACCTCAAATTTGTAGTTAGACGCGGTCGGCGTAGCTAGCTACAAATCTAGCTACAAATTGCGGCCGCGCCAATGACGTCCAATAAGATACGAAAGATACATTAAATTGGCGTGCCATAGGGGGGAACTGCTGGATGACGTACTCAGAAGAAATTATAAGAGTGACCAATGATGATTGAAAGTGGCGATCTTCATTTTTATCCTAAAACTCACTATCCATGCGGGTTTTAAGGGGTCTGCCTCATCCGAAAACTGCGCTAGCTACAAATCTGGCTACAAATTGCGGATGAGTCAGAAAGATACAACAATGCGCAATAATAGCCGATCAGCTTTTCACCTTGCCGGCGGCAATCGCGCGCTCGATGCTCTCGGCCGTGATCCGCGTGGCGCGCTGGCCGATCCGCACCAGTTCCAGTTCGCCGCGGGCGGCCATGCGGTAGATCGTCGCACGGCAGACGTCCAGGCGCTTCATTGCGGTGCTGACTCGATAAAGCAGTTGTTCCATATTCGTACTCCCTACAGTTTGATGGCCGTAGCCATTATTCCATTCCGCCGTCCAGATACCGCCTGCGCTCCTTCGGCGGCATTGCCTCGCCAACGCCTGGTCGAACCAGCCCCGGCACCATCTGCGCAGGACCAACCCTGCGTTCGTAATTCGGGCGTCGTCTGTCGTTGACCGGGCTGCTGAAGTGCGACGACACACCTCGTCGCCGGTCTGGCCCGCGTTCCTTCATCGTTTCCTGCATGTACTATCTCCGATCTTGAAAATCACATCTCCCACATCAGCCGCCACACGGTCACGACCCACATGACGGGCTCCGGGCGTTGTGCGCTTCGGCTTCGTCGGATGCCGTTAGGGCTTGTTCGATCTGCGCGCTGACAGCGGCTGCGCGCGGCGTCATCTTTTTGCCAGTGCTAATGAACGTTTCGGCCAGCAGCAAGTTTGCACTGCGCAGCGCCTCGACCAGGGCCTGATAGTTTTGCTCGGTGTGATAGCGGCCCTTAGCCTTCACCAGCCTGCGCGCAGCCTCGATCACCGCATCCTTCTCCACCGTTCCCGCTGCGGGAGCTGCGCAGTTGTTCGAAGATTTCAATGCACTGTTTGTTTGGGCCGCGCGCAGCCGCTCGACTTCGGCCTCAAGTTCGGCAATGCGCTTGTCGCGCCGCTCGATGGTCTGGTTTGCATGTGCAAGCCCTTCACCAGCTATTGCCAAGAGAACGTTCTTCAGTGCGTCCACGCTCATGCTTTCTCCTTCTCGATAGCTGCGTCGACAAACACGTCCATCACGGCGTCCAGTCGCGCACCGTGCAAACTGTCAGTCCAGCAGAGAGCATCTTCAGGGTTGCAATTAAAGACCATCGGTGCACGCCCCAGTTGGCTGTTGGCCTTGTCGCGCAGCCAGCGATACCTATTCGCATCCGCCCGCAGCCGCTCGACCTCCGCGATCAGTTCAAGCACAGCAGCGGGGCAAGCAGCGGCGATGTAGGAGGCGTTGCAAATGGCCGTTTTGTAGTCAGTGTCAAGCTCAGCAGTATTGGCCAAATATATGATGTCGTTGTCATCCTCGCAGTACACAATATGAGGATCGTCTGTGCTCCATGGTCCAGGGGATGCCGCCAGTGCCAGCGCCTTCAGCTTGTCGATGTCTACGGTCATTTCGTTCCTTTCGGTGCATGGTCCAGCGGATAGATGTATTTCGGGTCGGTGGCCCACATCGGATGCGATGCCCTGGCATCCCCGGCGTCGATCTTTGCCTTGAGGCGCGCCGCCGCATCGCACAGCTTGTTGTAGGCGTCGACGGTGCCCATCTGCGTCTCCATACTGTGCACGACGTTCATCAGGCCGTACTCACATGGGCGCACGATGCGCTTTGGCGGCTCGCGGTGCGACGTTCCGGCTACTGGCAACTGATGCACTTCGCCCTTGCGCTCCTTTTCGATGTCCATTTCATGCCTCCTTGGTGGCGACCGGCTCCATAAACTCGAAGAATGCGTCGGTGCAGGATAGGCAAAGCCACGCTTTGCCGAGCAGGTTGATGCCGCCCGCACTGCCGTCATACGCTCGGCCGCCCTTGTCGCCAGTCCACGAAAGTGAAAGCTGACCCCACTGATTCCCTGACATGTAGTCGGCTTCCTTGTGCTGTGCGCCGCAGCGGTCACAAGTGCAAATAGTGATGGTTTGCGTGACCTTACCCATTGCCTTCCTCCTTCCCACTGTTCATAGGTGTTGGGGCGGCAACTCGTTTCCAGTGTGTGACATAGCCGGTACTGGTCAGGTCACACAGAAATCCGGCGAAGCGCTCCGGGATTTGAGACACCTCAATCCACGCGTTATCGGGGTAGCCTGGATGCGCATCGTTGGCGACTCTGCCAGCGTAACGTGAGACCAGCACACGCTCTCCCGGCTGCGGCAACTCGTCTTTCACGTCGATCCATGCCTCTGCTGCTCCAGCAGGGCGACCGTCGATGTAGGCGATGAGGGTGCGTAGAGCCTCGCGGTCATCGCCAATGAACAGGGCTCGCACGTCGTACAGAAGTTCGCGGAACTTGGGATCGTCGCCGATGCTCGCCGTCTTCCGCTCTGCCAGGTCGCGCTCAAGCTGGCGGATACGGGCGGCACACTGGCTTTGCATGCTCTCGATGTACGCAATCACATCGTCCATGAACGGGTCCGCGCCCTTGTGGTCGTCGATCCACTTCGGCAGTTCTTCCCCCATAGGGGCGGAAGGAGCGGTGCGGCGGCCACGATCTTCTTCCAGAACGCGCTTGATCTTGCGAAGCGTCGCCTCGGTGTAAGCGCCGGGGCCGCGCCAACCCATGATGCCCGCGATTTCCATATCGCTGATGCCGATGCCTTTCAGTTCGTTGCTCATTTCCCCTCCTGTGCCGCGCTGGAGGCGATTGCTGCGTCCAGTTGCTCTCGCGCTGGCCTGTCGGTCACGAAGTCGTAACTATTCCACTTGAAGCCGCGTTCTTTGCTGCGTTGAAGCCACGCTTCGATGTGTTCGACTCGCTCGGTATCCTCGCCAGCATTCGCTGCATGTGAAGCTCCCTGCTTGGCGAGTGCATCCTCGGCCTTGACTGCGCGCTCCAGCAACGTGCCATAGTATTTGCGTGCCTCGGGGTATTCCATGCCCTCGTAACCAGCGGCATCAAGTGCCGCAACCAGCGGGTATACGTGCTCGGACCAATTCAGCGTATTCAGGCCGACGATGCTGTTCCGGATTTCGTTGATCTTGCGCAGCGCTTCGTCCATCGCAGCATCCCGGCTGAGTGCTGTGGCGCGGGTCTCCAACTCGACTAAGCCAAGCCCCTTGCAGGAAATGCAGGTTTCTTTGCTGGGGTAGACGCCCGTCCCGAAACAATCAAGGCATTGCTCCCCGCTCGCGCTTGCCATGGTTATTGCTTGGGCGCGACCACTTTCCTTGTCGAGCCACGCAACGTGCTCGGCTTTGGCCTGATCTTTCGCGCTTGCCGTGGTGGCCGCAGGGGTAAAGCGCTCGGGCCGACGTTTGCAGCCATCCCGATGTTCGCTGCCCCAGCTATTGCAGTCGGCGCAATACCCCGCTCCTGCCTGCTGTGCGGCCCGTGCGCGCTGCAATACTTCGATCCGATGCAAGATGACGTCGGGAGATACCCAGCCGGTGCGGGTGATGCCAAGGGCTTCTTGCACGCGCAGCACAGTTTCGCCATGGTCCGGCTCTTCAAACTCGCCTTCATCGTCTTCGTCTTCGGCAGGTACGGCTTTCTGACTGACTGCGGGCGCCGCTTCGATCATCGCGCGATAGCTGGCGTTGTATCCGTGTGCGCCGGGTGTATCGAAACCTGCCTGCTGCATCTCGAGCGTCGGCTCCAGCGGCACCAACTTGTAGCCTTCGGGGACTGCGGGCGATGCGAGGGCGGCGCGGGCGCGCTGCATCTTTGTCTTCACCTGCTGCGCGAGTTTCTGCCCAGCCTCATGGCCCTCATTCGATGCGCGCCCAAACAGATAGGCCAGATCGCATTCGATTTCGTCGTACAGATCCAGCGTCCTCTCATCTCCTGCCGCAACGCTCGGCTCTGCGCGGCGAACGAGCGAATCGGCGATGTCTCGCAGTTCGTTGGCCTTGTAGATCAGGTCGTCAGCCAGCATACCGTCGATTTCGATTGCCTCATCTTCAAGGTCGCGCGCGATTTCCTTGATGTGCTCTGCAACTTCGTTTGGCGTCAGGCTGTCCATGTCGACGCCTTCGGTCTGGTTATCCATGGTTCTGTCCTTTCTCTGCGCGGGCATAGTTACGGCAGGTCTTTTTCGGCCAGCCGCATTCGCAGTTCGATCCATCATCCCCCTCGTAGGCGCAGGCGTTTTGCGTCGGCAGTTCGCCGATCTTCACCAGCTTTCTGGAATCGATGCCGTAAGCGGCCAATTCATTGCTTTCCTCACTGCTGAATGCACCGCCTTCCTGGGTGTTAGCTGATCCAGTCTGGAGAGCGCGAATCGCGTCCGAGCACATATCGGCGCCGTCACCGACACCTTCTGTGTGGGAGTTCGCGCGGTTGGGATTGTTGGGCGCGTGCTTCCCGCGTCCCTTGTACTGGTCCCAATAGTCCGAGCAGATCTCGTCGCAGAGCTTCGCCGCTTCTTCCAGAGCCTGATTGCGGATTGCCTCGGCGTTCTGTGCGCCGGCAGGAGCGACCTCGGCAAGAAGGGCTTTGGCGCGCGGAATCCAGCAGGAGCCGTTCATGTCCTTGCCAGACTCGCAAACATCTTCCAGAAACTCGCGCCAGCCTTCCGGTACTCCCTGCGCCTGTCTTGCCAGGGATGCAGCGACAGCGTTTACAAGCGCGAAGTCCCAGTCATCGCCATCCATGCCGTCCTGTTGCCTGATGCCGTCGCGGATCTGCTTCATGCGCGCCATGCTGATCAGTTCGTTCTCGCTTTCCAAGCCAGTCGCCGGCTGCTCTGCTTTCGCTTGGCGTGCCAGATATGCGGCAATCGCAGCGCGGGCGATGGCACGGGCGAAGCTGATCGGCAGGATATAATCGCCGTCGCGGCTTTCGGCAGTGCGTGTTTTGTCTGCGATTTCGATGATCTGCTCATCCGTCAGATCGACGGTCGGCTGGCTTGCGATGTGCAATGCAATCGCAGCGCGGGCGTAGTTGACCGCATATGCGTGGGCGCGCTCTTTCTCGGCCTCGGAAATTCCGAAGTATTCGGGCAGCGGCGGCAGATCGCCGGTCGGATGCGATAGTGGAGCAGGAGCGGCGAGAAGCGCTTTGATGACGGCATGGCAGTCCGACAGGCGGCAGGCCAAGTCCATCGCGCCTTCGTTGTAGCTGGTTTCTTCCAGGTTGCGCAGAAGTCGAGCAATGTTCACGCCTGCGATTTCTTCTGGCGCGGTCGGCTGCTCTGCGCCATCCTCGTCCATCATCTTGCCGGCCATCGACAGAATGCCTTTCAGCGTACCGGCGACAGCGTATTTCTGCGATGCAGGAGGAGTAGGAGCGGCGGCGAGCATTGCGCGGTAGATTGCCTCAGCCTTGATAGCGTCGCTCGGGCGCCAGTTGCCGCTCACTGGGAGGCCTGCCGCATCGCACATTTCATTGGTGGCGGTCAGCGGCACCAGTTTCCAGCCTGCCGTAGTTTCGAATTCTCGGTTGCTCATGCTGTCTCTTTCTCGTTTTGGTTGAACTGCACGTTTTGCTGTGCGCCGAATGCCTGGATCAGTTCCAGCAGGTCTGACATCTCGCGCTTGGTCATGCTGCTGGTGGACTGGCCAAGTACAACAAAACCGCCATCAAGGCCCGGAACCACGTCTTGCTTTTTCAGCGATGACGAGAAGATGTGCTTCCACGACTCCGGGCTCAAGCGCCGGCCGTGCCATACAACCTGCTCGCTTACGTCGGTCAACATGGCCCACATGGCGGCGTTCTGCTCAAGGTTACGGGTCGGCTCGGACACGGTGACGCAGTAGCCGACCGGCGCTTCCTCGATGAATCGCAGCGCGTTACGCCGAGCCTGATCGTGAGCCAAAATAAACGTACGCTTAGCCATTACGCCATCACTTCCCTGCGCAGCGCATTGAAGTCCAGGCCCTGCAACCGGTCGATCATCTCGTCGTGGGTCAGGTCGAACACTTCGACCAGTGCGTCGACGATCTCGATGTCGGACGGCTCGTCGCTGAAGACGTCGGCCGCGTCGACCAGGTGCGGATACTCGGTGGCGCTGGCGTCGTGCAGGAACTGCGCTACCAGTGCGTTGGCGTGTTGGGGTGTCATGCTGCGACCTCATTGGCTTGAACTGCATTGATGTGACGGACCAGGGCGGCACAGATTGCCGGGAACGAATCCTCGTGATACAGCTTGGCTGACTTGTCGGTGGCGGCCGGCGCGAAGCCGAGACGCATCAGGCCGTCTACCGTCAGCGCAATGGGGGCCAGGCGCTCGTTGATTTGGCCCAGGCGCAGCGTCGGCGCCGTCGCCGGCGGCATGCGCACACCATCTGAGTCCGTGTTGCCCAACACCGCCGATGCAATTGCCGGCCGATTTGACACGGGATGCAGCGTCACCGGAGCGGGAATAATTTGCGGCTCGGTTTGCACCTGGGCGACCTCGGCCGGCCGGGACTGCGCACGTGCGATGGCATCCTCGCGTGCGTGCGCATCCGCCTCGGCTTGGACCCGGGCAGCTTCCTGATCCTTACGCGCACGCTCGGCATCAGCTGCTACCTTCTCAGCCTTGACGCGCTCCTCCTCGGCGATCCGCACGCGCAACGCTTCCGCCTTCGCGGCTTCGGCCTTCTCGTGCTCGGCGATGCGTAGCTTGACCAACGCGGTCAAGTCGTCTGCATCCTTGAGCACGATGGACGGTGTGTCGGCGAACAGGAACGCATGGGCGCCAGCCAGTTCGCGCAGTGTGGCCAGGTTGATCTGGATGCGATCAGCAACCGCGTTCGCCTCGATCTTGAAGCGTGCCAGCTCGGTGTCGACCGCATCGCGCAGGCTGGTGACGGTCTTTTTCCCCTTCATGACGCCGGCGAAGTCGACAGCGATGGTCGGCATGTACGGCTTGCCGAGGCGCGCATTCAGCGCCGCGATGTGGGCCGCGGCCTTGTCCTTGCCGGCCTGCTGGATCTCGACACGGATCGTTTCCTTGCGCGCCTTGACGACCTTTTCCAGCATCAGGCGCGTCTTGCGGGCCAGTTCCTTGTAGCTGGCGACGGTGCGCACCATCTCGTCGACGGCCGAGACCTGGCCCAGCGCGGAGGCTTCGGCGGCACCCAGCGCATTCTCGGCGCGTTCCATCACCTTGATAGCCTGCTCGGCATCGGCAAAGGCCTGGTCGTCGCTGGGGTTCGTGTCGATGTCGGCGATGAACGACTGTAGCCGCTCGCCGAACAGGACCAAGTTGTGGTTCAGCGTGAGTTGACCGTCGACGCGGATCGATAGGGCAGGGAGGTCTTGCACGGCGGCAGCGACCGCGGCTGGAAGCGCTTCGACCGGTTGGTATGCGGCCACGTCGATCTCAAACTGCGCCCAGCCGGCGACGATGTCTGCGCGCAGTGATTCATTCGCTTCGTACCAGCAATGGCGTTCCTCGACCAGTTCGTCGTTTTCCCACTTCGAAGCCATGAACAGGATTCGGCCGGCTCCGGAGACCATGCATTGCTGTTCCATCTGAACCTGGTACATCATCGGCAGGTCGTGACCGTCGCATCCCTCAACCATCACAGCGCGCAGGTCGTCGTTGAGCGACTTGTGTTCAAAACCTATGGCTTCGGACATCGTCAGGCCGTCGAAGCTGGCCGAATACTTCCCCTCGGAGCCAACGACCGGGTACAGGTCTTCGCCGATGATATGTTCGGCCAGCGGGCGGGCCAGCGCTTCGAAGTGATGACCATCGTCGAAGCGAGCCTGCGTGAAGGCGTCGACCTCTTTGCTGACGCCGGTCGCGTACTCGCGGACCAGCTCGGAGCGTGTCTTGTACGCCGACACGCCCATCATGGCCGGTGCGTCACTGGCGTTGAAATGAGCGGCGCGATAGGCCGCCCATTCCGGCGTTCCTTGAATCAGGTCATGGATGAACATAGTGGCTCCTTATTCGTTTTCGTGAGCCCACGAATCAATCGTGAGCTTCTGTTCTTCCGACAGCGTCGTCTTCGTGCTGAGCATGGCGATCAGCGCCGCCGGCGTCTTCTTTCCGGAGACGATCAACTCGCGCCACGCGGCCTGGTTCTCGGCGAACTTTTCAGCCGAGCACGAGGGCAGGGCGGCCGCTACCTTCGGCTGCGTGGCCTGCTTGGGCGTGATGTCGACTTCCGCAACCTCGAAATTCTTGCCTTCCATTTCGTCGGCCGTGGGGGCGCCGCCAGTCATTTCAGGGAACGCCTTGCGCAGCGCCTGGGCTTCGGCGCACTTCCCGAGTTGTCCCATCGAGCGCTTTTTCCACATGGTGTTTGGCGCTTCGGTATCCTTGCCGGCGGTGGCGTAGTTCTCGATCCAGTACTCTTTCGCGAAAAATTCCGCGATGGCGCCGTTTGGCATCAGGCGCTTCACGACGACGCGGCACCACTCCGGAACGCGCAGGCTGACCCCGCTCAAGGTGAGGTCGATCATCGGACCGTATTCCGGCTCGCCGATTCCTGCGAGTGCGCCGCTGCGCGCCGCCTGGGTGCGGTACAGCCCAATGCCGGGCATGATGACGTCGCGCATCGACTTACTGTGCTTGTCCCACATCGGCACGATATGCACCGGCTTTTGCATGGGATCGAGGCCGGCCGCACGGCAGTAGCCGATCACCAGCTTGATGCTACCCATCGCCGCGCCCGGGTACAGACTCGATTGCAGGACATCAATGAGCTCTTCCTCCAGCATCGTCAGCGCGGTCCCGCCGAAATCCTGACGAACGGTCAGGGCGTTTTGAACTGGTGCGTTCACGTCTCTCTCCTGGTCAATTGATGATGTGGATCGCTTTCCCTGTCAGTCCCACAGATCACGGCGGCCACTTCGTGCACGCGATCACCAGAAGATCAACCACGGCCAGCAGCGTCAGGCCGAGCAGCTTGACCTTGGCGGCGGCGAGTTCGCGTTCGGTGATACGGGAGCGACGCGATGCGGGAACGGCGGCGTTCGTGTGGAAGTCCATGACGATCTCCTTGGTTGAATTACCAGCTGCGGATTTGATTCCGGCGCGCGATCAGCACGACAGCGTGCACGCGCATGTCCTTTTCCATGCCGACCAGGTCCGAGCGCAGCCGCATGTAGTGGTCGGCCTGCGCTTCGGCCTCGGCGATCTGCAGGTCGGCCAGCCACAGCGCGATTGGCTTGAGGATCTTGCGCACCAGGCGGCGCGCGATGCGGGCGGCGATCATTTGGCACGCTCCGCGAGCATGGCGTCGGCCTCTCTGTACGCAGCTGCAGCTCGTGCGTTTGCGCCGATGCCCTGATCCATAAGGGCCTGCATCGCCTTCGCCGCGAAGTAGTCGCGCAGCGTCATGCCGGGGAAGTGGTGGCCGTGCTTACAGCCGTCCGGGACGTTTGCTCCAGTCACCGGATCGATCGCCGGTCCGTCGACCACGAATGTCTGCGGAAATGCATATCCGCCGTCGTTACGTCGTTCCATCATCTCTCCTCGTCCTGGCCTGCGGTTGTTGTTAGGCGTGGCGTCGGGCTACTTTCGCGACTCCCGATCCTTGGCACACTCGTGCCGGGCATATCGGGGCATGGGTACTAGCCATGCGGCTACGGTCATGCGACTGCCACACAGAAGCGGGCCGGTGCTGATCTCCGGCTTTCGGTAGGTTCAACCGCGACGCGCAGGTTCACTTGTTACTGCTCGACGCTCAGGACGCTTATGCCACCTTGTGGGTGGGTTCGCGTTTTCCCTCATCTGCGCATCAGCCTGCGCATTCCGCTTCTGTGTGGCGACTGGCTTACGACCAGTCAGGCGTCCTGCTACGCGCCAGTGCGCGCCACTTGTGTCGCACCGGCCTGTTTTCCGTGCTGGTAGATAGTCCACACGTCGTGCTGTTGAACCATCGGCGCAACGCGTCGCGCCCAGGCTTCAACTCGCATACGCTCTAACGCGGTATCGCAGTAACCGCAATCCAACTGGCCCCATGTCTGTTTCGACAGGCTGCCAGTGTCATTGCAATGAGGGCAGTTCATGCGAGCACTCCGTTAGTCCACAGCCAGCGCATGGCGCGCTCGGACAGCGATTCCTCGACCCGGTGCCGCTCCATGTCGTCGACGTCCTTCTCGGCCAGCGCCTCGGCTTCATGGAAGATCGCCAGTTCGACGGCTGCCGCGTGATCCACGCCCACCGCTGCGGAATGGCCGATCACGGCTTGGCGCAGCACGTCGCACGCATCGCCTTCGAAGTCGCCCAGGTCGAGCCGTTCCAGCACGGCAGAGACGGTCGACGCGCGGTTCACACGGATGTCGTGCTTGATTGCTTGGATACGGGCGTCGATCAACTGGCAGATCTTGTCTTCGCGCGCCTCGGCGTCGTAGGGGAAGCGGTCCATGTCAAGCCTCCGCTGCGGCAAGGGCGGCGCGGGCACGCTGAATACGAGCGTCGTCAGCGGGATCTTTTCCACTCTGCTCGATCTCCACAGCCAGATCGTTGGTCGTCACGCGCAGTGCCGCCACCAACTTCTCACGCAGCGCGCGCTCCTTCGTCAGCACCTCTTCCGCCTCGCGCACATCCTCGGTAGCCTGCTCCCAGCCAGTGCGGGCGTCGTTCAGGTCTTCGCGCAGAATGACGTTTTCTGCCACCAGTTGCCTCTCGCGCTCGGTCGTAGTTCCATGCACGATGGCGTTCAGGTCACTCCACTGCGCCAGGCTGATCGTTGCACTGCAGTCGGCCTCGTAGCCGGTGCTGGCTTCCAGTTTCATCGTCAGCTTGGCGCTGACAGGTTCGGTGCTTGGCATCACTCTCTCCGTCTGACATGTAGGGCGTGGCAATCAGAAGTTCAAATCGTTCGGTTACAAGGGAGTCGGCTGCCCGGGTTTCCCCGTACGCTCGGTGACAGCCACCGCATACGCCTCACCGAATGGGCGCATGCAGCACAACCGACTCTCTTGTAACGCCCGTCTTCCCGGGCTGCCAGGCATGCCGCGCGTCCCGAAAACCTCGTGGAGATCGAGGGGAACCAGGACTTCCCATACGCACATGCCTGCTGGTGTTATGTGCCGACAGCCAGCTACGGTCTGCCGTGAAACTAGTACGACTGCTTGACGTCCCGGTACTGGTACGGCTTGAGCGGCTTGTCCAATCGGAGCGCGTCGACTTCAGCGCGCGCTTCCTCCAGCAGTGCCGGGTCGGGGCGCAAGCAGAGTGCGATCGCATCCACGTATCCGCGCTGGTAAATCCGGTCATATAAGTCGGCCGGGTGCTTGGCGATGCGCAGGTTGTCGAGCAGGATGCGCAGCGCGATGTCGCCGGGGCGTGTGGAGTTCAACATGGCGTTCCTCAGCGGTCGCAGTTGGTGTTCTTGGCCGGGACGTTCAGACCCCAGCCCAAGGCCCTACGCACTTCAGCCGGAGCAGGGGGAGGAGTCTTCGCCTGCTGGCGTTGCTGCATCCACTGCCTGATTTGTTCTTTGTTCGGCATTTTCGACTCCGATTAGTTGACGTTCAGGATCAAAGAAACTGCGTGTACAGCGTGGTCAATCGCCGTGAACAGAAATCGGCCGAGCACTGTCGCGCAGATCAGCATCACGAAGGACAGCAGCGCGTAGGTGATAGCGGTTTTCATGGCTAGTTGAACTTCATGGCCGGGACGTCGAACCCATCGGCCATCAGGTTCGCTTCCACGTGGTTTATGATCGGGTTCTCGCGCCAGGCCTTCGAGAAGCGGAAGCCGGTCAGGCGCATCACGGGCGCCGCGATCACGGCCATCGCGCGCATGGGCTTGTAGTGGGTTTTGCTGACGTCCATGATTTGCTCCTCACTGTTATCTTGTGCTGAACCAATGACTCCAGTTTAGTGTGGACTAAACTGGTCGTCAAGCGAAATATAAACAGTTTAGAGAAAATTTGGCTTGGATTGCAACAGGCGTAAAAAAACCCGCGATTGCGGGTCGGTGCGTGCCAACTATTTTCTTTAAGTCAATATCTTGTGACTCGTCCTTTGATGGAAATCAGTGTTTCCGACGCTACATTGTAAAGTAGCCTTCCGGTTTAGAATGCTATACACTACTGTTCATATATACAGTGGTTCTGAACCAAAAAGCCAAGGAACATCGGTGCCGGTACCTCCGGCACACCCTTCGATATGACGCCAAGGACATCTAATAGTGTTTGCGATGGAACGGCTGCCAGAGCTATGCGAGCAGCTGGCGAATCAGCGATTTCATCTCCGCGACTTCGCTGCTCAGCCTGGCAAGCTCATCCGCCTTGAACGAGGCCTGCAGTCTTGCAACGATTTCCGCGTTGAGTGACACGCCGCGAGCATCCGCTGCAGCCTGGATCTCATCATTAAGCGCACGGGGAAGACGAAGTGTCTTCTTGACTAGTTCTTGGTTTTTGGAAATTTCCATCGCGCGATTTTGCGCGACAGGAGAAGAAAGTGTTGTTTTTGGTGGCGCATATGCCACCAGAATCCGGCATAAAACGTAAAATCGATTTTGCCGTCAAGTATGCTTTCTACAGGGAAGCGATGTTTTTCGGCTATCAAAAATCGAAAGTAAAACGGGAATGCCTCTCTATTTCCGTTTATGTAACATTTAGATTTCTATAGCATTTAATTCTTAGTTGCCATCCGTATAAGAGACACCATGCCAAATAAGACTGAGCGGTGGAATGCAGCTTTCGCCTCGATGGATGATCGTGCGCAGGATGAGATTTTGCGATGGGCCGAGCAAATGGCCCAGGATCACCCCCGGAAACAGGTTGGCAGACGCAAGCAGGATACCCTGCTAACCCTCGTTGCCTCGAACGTTCTGGCTCGGCCGGCACAAGGTCTCGGCCAGGCGGAGCATGTCCGACCGGCCACGCTCATCAGTTCTGTGAAATAACTCAAGCAATCGGATGGCCTGGAGAAGCGTGTCAGGGGCCTGCGCATGATGCAGGTGAGAGTTCATGTTGCTCGACGCTGGCTCTTGGTTATCTGGGGCGTCGACGGTATCTAGAAACATCTCGCCCATGCCGTAAGTGTTTTCTAGGCGTCGCGCCGCGCGCTCACCGAAGGGATTGCCTTCCTTCAGGAGCTGGGAGATGTAGCTCTTTTCCTTGGGCGGGATGGATCGCGTCGCGAACCACTCTCGCAGCCTTGCTCGGCGGATGTCTTGGATTTGCATCCTAGTATTGTGATTAGCATTCCCTAAACAAGCAAATACTTGACTTCGTGCGCCTTGTGGTTTAGAGTGCTCTAAACTAGTTAAGTTTTCTTTCGAAAAGAGGTCGCATGAAGCTCCGTGAATACCTGAATGCAGAGCGCGGCTCGTCGGCGCGCCTGGCTGCTCAACTTGAAGTCTCACCGTCGTACCTTTCACAAATGGCAGCGGGGGATGCCGCGATCTCGCCGGCGCGCTGCGTGCTGATCGAACAGTACACCGACGGTGCCGTTACGCGCCGTGATCTGCGCCCAAAAGACTGGATGGACATCTGGCCCGAGATCAGGCCGGCGCGGAAACAGCAATGCAGCAGGGCTTCGTAGCCCTGATTGCAGATTAGTCGTTGCAACAACCTTTTTAAAGCAGTCCCTGAAGTCGTGTAGCACGGTTCACAAAAACAGTACCAGCAACGCCAGGCAACAGCAGTCACTTCCTTGTAGCACCGCTTTATAGGAGTAGTGATGAAGAGCAGGAAGAGCGTAGTTGTTAAAGCTTTGTTCAGCGTCGACCAATTCATGGCGCTGGACGAAGAGTGCACTGATGCAGACCTATCACATAGCGAGCTCCTTCGAGAGTTAGCGAATGCTTGGGTACAGCAGCGTCAGTCTACTAAAGCCGGGAACCAGGGTAAATGGGCAGTCACTGGCCAGAAACTGGCCATTCCAAACGCCCACTCCCGGGTGAACTATGGCATCGCCCCCGTGCGCCTGAGGGTTTGACGACGCTCGATACACGTGGCAGGACCGCCGGGAATTTTCGTAAGCGAGAGCAGGCGGGAACAGATAAGTGACACAACAAGACGGCCCGCCATCGAGCGGGCCCAACAAGTCCGAACGCAGCAGGGGATCTATGGAACCGGAGACGTCATCTATGTCGAAAGCCGAACAACGTGTAATTCACTGCGCGATCGCGTGGCGAGAGACGGAGAAATCCGCCATTGGCGCCCCGGATGGCGAAAAGAGCGCCGCCAACGAGAAGTATTCGGAAGCAAAGCGAAATCTGCGGAAAGCCGTGGACCATCTTACTAGGGGCAAGCCATGACGAACGAATGCCGTTCCGACAGCCGGAACGAAGTGCTGCAAATGGTCAGGACGAGCCAGGGCATCACGGCGGGACAGATCCAAGAAGAAGTTGGCCTGTCGAATCGCCAGGTCCTGAAGATCCTGTCGGACCTGACGGACGAAGGCGTCATCAGCTGGAAGATGCTCCGGCCGAAAGGCGGTATCAGACGCTCGCCGCGTCGCAGCTACTTCATCACGGCGCGGCACGACACGACGATCCCGGCGGCTTGGGACGTCCTGGCGCACTTCTTCGGCCGCATCGCAGCAGAACCCGCAATCGTTTGATCGAGCACCGATGGCGCCGCAGCTGTGGCGCCATCCCCTAACGCCCGTAGGAGGCACCATGCATCGCCGACCCGACAACAGCTTCGAGCGCTTCACGCAAGCGCATCGCCGTATCGTTTCGGTGCGGGGGATGCCATGAGTGTCCTGCCACTAAAACGCTCTTCCACGCTGAAGCAGAAGACGCCACTGGTGCGCAAGACGGCCATGAAGCGCAGCGGCTTCCTGCGCATGGATCACTCGAAAGAGCACGTCACCAAGAAGCCGGTCGGCCTCAAATCACGCGGCCCGAAGATGACGCCAATTCGCCGCGCGGCACGAGGCCAGGACTGCCAACTGCAGATTCTCGGCGTGTGCAACGGCGACTCCACCACGACCGTCCTGTGCCACTCCAACCGACTAGCTGACGGCAAGGGCATGGGACTGAAGGCTCCCGATACCGAAGCCTGTTTCGGTTGCTCATCCTGCCATGAAATTCTGGACGGCCGTGCCCCGCGACCGGCCGGCATGTCGATGGACGACGTGCAGCGTCTCTTCGATTACGCGCGCGATCGCACGCACGTCATCCTGCGCGCAATGGGGCTCATGCCATGAGAACGAAAACCGTAAAACGCTTCTGGTGCGACTTCTGCAACCGCGCCGGCCTTCGTGCTCACTCGATGATCAAGCACGAGCGCCATTGCACGATGAACCCGGCGCGCGCGTGCCGCACCTGTCGGCTGATCGACGGTGGTAACGGTACGGACGCCGAGGGCTTGCGTGCTCTGATCGCAATCTTGCCATCTGGCCCCGTGCCGGAATTGGGTGACGAGCTTGACGCCTTTCTGGAGACGGTTGACGCCGCAATCCCGAAGCTGCGCGAGGCTGCTGGTGGGTGCCCGGCCTGCATGTTGGCCGCTATCCGTCAGGCAGGCATCCCGGTGCCTGCAATCCAGAGCTTCGACTTCAAGAAGGAAATGGCAGAAGTACTGCGCTGCTATGCGGTTGAGCACATGAACACGGGGTACTACTGACATGCTGACCTACGAAGTCAAAGGCCCGACCGAAAGCGGTCACTACCTCGTCGGCTACCCGACGCCGGGCGCCCCGCAAGTGTTCACCTTGGCCGGCTGCGCAACAAGCGTAGCAACAGCGCAACGCGAATGCGACCGCCTGAACGAAGAACAGGTAGTTGAGCGTCGCGTCGATCTGGTCCGCGCGGCGAACTTCCTGCCGCTGGACCTGGATAGGGGCGAACCGTGAACAAGGCTAAGCATCAAGCCGCACGGCCGGCACCGGAATGGCTCGCACGAATTTGCTACGACCCGGCATCAGGCGAGTTCACCTGGGCATGCTCTGATCGAGGGATAACCAAGGGGAAACCAGCTGGTTCCAGAACAGCGGACGGGTATATCCAGGTAAAGCTAGGGCGGTCGACATATCGTGCGCATCGCCTCGCGTGGCTCGTCGTACATGGCGAGTGGCCGCAGGGCGAGATAGATCATATCAATGGCGACCCGATCGATAACCGCATTGCGAATCTGCGTGTCGTCGATCGCGCGCAGAACTCTCAGAACCGCTGGAGAGCGCATCGGGACAACAAGTCTTGTGGACTCCTTGGGGTGGCGTGGAATAAGCAGCATAAGCGCTGGCAAGCGAAGATCGTGGCGAACAAAGTTCGTTACCACCTTGGGTATTTCGACGATCCGCAACTGGCTCACGAAGCTTACATCTCAGCCAAGAAGCGACTTCACGTGCACGGAGGCTGCCATTAACTTCTATCCTTTCCATCTGGGCGATTACGCGGCCCACACGCGCCACCTGAGCCTCATGGAAGACCTGGCCTACCGCCGCATGCTCGACCTGTACTACACAGCCGAGGCACCTTTGCCGGCCGACCCCGCAAAGGTGGCACGTCTGATCGGCATGCGCGATCACATGCAAGAGGTGTGCGACGTGCTGTCTGAATTCTTTGTGAAATCAGAGGCGGGTCACACCAGCGCACGTTGCGAGCGCGAGATCGAGGTCTACAAGGCGAAGGCGGAGCGCGCGAAATCCGCCAACAAAGCGCGTTGGAGTCCTAAGCAGTCCGACGATGGATCAAACAAGGATCTGAAATCAGATGCGAAATCAGATACTAAGTCTGATGAGAAGTCTGATCTGAAATCAGATACGGATCAGGTCCCAACCAATAACCAAGAACCATTAAAAGAAATACCCCCCATACCCCCCAAGGGGGGCGAAGAGGCCAAGCAAGACGAAGGGCCGAAACGCAAAGCAGCCATCTCGTTGCAGACCTACCTCGACGACTGCCGCAAAGCCGGCATCAAGGCCATCCCTGAGGGTCATGCCGTTTTTGCCTACGCCACGAGGGTCGGCATACCCGACGAGTTCCTGCGGCTGCACTGGTACGAGTTCAAGGACCGCTACACGATGCCCGACGCCAAGCGCTACAAGTCCTGGGCGACGGTGTTCCACAAGTCAGTGAAGGGCAACTGGTTCCGGCTCTGGCGCGCCGCGAACGACGGTTCGTACGTCCTGACGACAGAGGGCCAGCAGGCGCAACGAGATCACGGGGAGGCAGCATGATCGACCAATTCAACATCGAAGCCGAGCAGGCCGTCCTGGGAGCCATCCTGCGCGACAACGACGCGTTCGACCAGATCCCAGAACTGGATGCTGGCCACTTCTTCCGTGGCGACCACCGGACCATCTTTGCCGAGATCACGACGCAACTCGCCGCCGGCAAGCGCGTCGACGCGATCACGCTGGCCGAGCGCCTGGACGGGGAACTGTTCCCGTACCTGGGCCAGTTGCACGCCTCGGCGCCGAGCAGCGCGAAGATCGCCTACCACGCCGGCATCGTGATCGAGAAGGCGACGAAGCGCGCCTTGCATGCCCTGTCGATCGATCTGGCTGCCGATGCCGAATCTGGCAAGGACAGCACGGAGTGCATCGCTGACGCCGCCGCGAGGCTGGATGCGATGGGTCAGCGCAGGATGACGAAGAGCCCGCGGCGCCTTGACGAAACGCTGCACGAATACCTGACCCTGCTGCAGCATCGCATGGAAGGGAAGATTCGCCCGATTCCGACCGGCTATCAGCACGTGGACGAGATGCTTGATGGGGGGCTCGAGCGCGGGACGTTGACCGTCATCGCCGGCCGCCCCGGCACTGGCAAGACCGCCGCCGGCTTGGGGATCTGCCGCAATGCTGCGCGCGACTACTCCTCTCTGTTCCTGTCGATGGAGATGTCGACGAACCAGGTCAACGACCGCAACATCGCGGCGCTTGCCCGGGTCGACATGAGGTGGCTGCGCCGACCGGGTGAGGGTCACGACGACACGGCGCGTTGGGAGGCCATCACGGCGGCGACGATCAACTCGCGCAACCTGAACTTGTTCATCGACGATCAGACCGGGTTGAGCATCCCCGAGATCCGCGCGAAGGCCCGTCAAATCAAACGCCAGCGCGGCCTGGACATGCTCTGCATCGACCAGCTGTCGTTCATCACCGGATCCAAGTCCGACAAGCTCCACGAGGCGATGGGCGAGTACACGCGCGGCCTGATCGCCATCGGCAAGGAACTGGACGTCGTGATCATCCTGCTGGCCCAGTTGAACCGCGAGTGCGAGAAGCGCACCGACAAGCGCCCGATCATGTCCGACCTCGGCGTGTCCGGCTACATCGAGCAGGACGCCGCCAACATCATCTTCCTGTACCGCGACGAATTGTGGAACCCGGAGACGCAGGACAAAGGCATCTGCGAATGGATTGGCGCGAAGCAGAGACAAGGATGCCCTGGCGTCGTTGGCTTGCAATACATCGGCGCGCAGACGCGGTTCGAGGACTTGCCGTATCGCTGGCACCGCCGGGCACCGCAACCCGGGCCGCGTCTGGCATCGAACCGCGGCGGATTCAACTGACGAGACCATTTCGCGCGAGAGCGCATCCACGAGGAGATAAGAGCAATGAACGCACCTGAGCAAGTATCGCTGGAAGGAATCCCCGAGCAAGAGCTGGCCGCCCACATGATCGCCCGTGTGAGCGCGGTAGCCGTCAAGCTCGTTTTCCCATTCGCCGCCGTGCAGGATATCCGCTACTACCTGAATGGCATCAACATCCGCCCGCTGGAGGATGGGACGGTGATGATCGTGGCAACGAACGGCCACCGCTACATCGTCGTGCGTGATCCGAACGGCTTTGCCGAGCGCGAGATCATCGTGAGCATCAGCAAGGACGCGCTGAAACACGCCACCAATGCCAAGCACACGCTGGACGTGATGTCGAATGGCTCTGCAATGTTCTCCGGCGATGTGGCGCAGCCGCTGTTCATCCAGCCCGGGAATTCAATCATAGAAGCAGATTTCCCGCGCATCGAACGCGTGGCCAGCACGCTTGGATACAAGGAAGGGATTGCCGGCGCAGTCAATCCAACGTATCTCGCTGACGCGCTGGCGATCGCCAAGAGCTTTGGTAACTCGATTCGCTTCTTCACGCGTGACGGCGACAGTCCGCTTAACTTCGTGCTCGGTGGACTGGGTGACCTGGAATGCTTCGGCGGGATCATGAAGCTGCGTGACTCCTTCGATGCACTGCCGGCGTGGTTCCCGATTCCAGGCGAGGTCGAGACGCTTGCCGACGTCTGACCGGCAGAGCCCATTTCGCGCGCAAGCGCAGCCAACCAAAGCATCTACCTGAAAGGCAGACATGAAAATCGAAACTATCCGCGACACCTTAAACGCTCTCACACCGGTCACGAAGCTGCTGTATGCCGCGTTGGTTGGACTGAACGTGCACAACGGGGATTACGGCTTGGCTGCGTTCTTTGCCTGCTTGTTTCTGGACGCGGCGCTGGACGACTGAGTATGAACCCGCCCGTACACAGGGCGGCAACAACAACGATACGGGGATCCTGAACTATGAGCAAAGTGAACGTATGGAACACGATGGGAGACATCCTGAAGCAGTTCGACACTGTCGATGAGGCCGAAGAGTGGATCGCGGAGTGCGAGTACGAAGAGCTACATCGCACCGAGAAAAACGGCGATACGAACATCGCGGTTCTGGAATCGCTTTGAGGAGCCGAGCATGACTCCGATGAAACTATTCCGAGAACTGAAGCAGCGCGCCAGCCTCGCATGGCGCATCCTGTGCGACTTCGACAGCAACCTTGAGGCCTACGCGGAAAGCGAGATGTGCTGGGCTGGCTACTTCGACGGCGACGAGATGAACGAGTACATGGCGCAAGGCGTAGTGGACATGGTTCGCGTGTTCTCGCTGCAGGGGCACAGCGGCATGAGCGCATCGGTTGCACTTGATCTGTTCGGCCTGCTGGCACGCTTCAAGCCGATTGGACCGCTGACCGGCGCCGACAGCGAATGGGTGGACGTTGCTGATCTGTCGGGCCGGCCACTGTGGCAGAACAAACGCTGCGGGCACGTCTTCAAGGCCGGCGACGGTCAGGCATACGACCTTGACGCCGTGATCTTCGAGGAGCCTAGCGGCGTGCGCTTCACCAGCTTTCACAGCCGCCAGTTCGTCACGTTCCCGTACACACCGCGTTCGGTCGTCGCACGCGTGGCGGCAGACGCCAGCGACGCCGACAAGCGGCTGGCCGCGCAGAACGCATGGAGCGCAGCATGAGCAAGCAATTCAAAGTTGGCGATGTGTGTGTAGGACGAGGGTTCGTTGTCAACACGGATCGAAATGGGCTTGAGTGCGTGATCCTACAGGGGCTTGCGGTGCGCCATGCCCACAATTTAGAACTCGGCATAAAGAGCGAATTTCCCGGGTATTTAGTCGAATGGTCGGACGGTCAGGTGGCACACGTAAGACCGGAAACGCTTCACCGTAAGCGCCCACCGCGCCGCGACATCGACGAGGTCGTCAGCTGGGAGTCAGTCGGATGGATGCCGATGGACGTGAAGCTGGATCGGGCCATCAAGGAATCGTTGAGGGGTCGGGTTAGGGAGAGGGCATGAGCACCAAGAACCGAGGCATCACAAGCCGCAACGTCATCGTTCCCATGGCTCGCCTAATCGGAAAGCAGCGCGTCGGCAAGGAAGAGGCAGACGAACTTGTGCTGCCGACCCTGATATACCTTGACGCGGCCAAGCGCGGCGCCTGCCCCCACGCTGGCTATAACTCGCTCGCTACCACCTTGCTTGCCGCGGCCAGCATCGCGGTGCAGACGCAATCGAAGCGCTTCTACGACATCGTGCACAGTGCCTACAACCTGCTCGTGAAGGCTGGATTGCGTGAAACGAAGTTGCTCGACCTGACCACGACGGAGTATCAGGCGATCCGCTCCGCGCTGGCGTGGTACGTGCGATCGCTGCCGATGATCGAGGTGGGCGTGCTGAGCAAGGCGTATGCCCGCGCACAGGCAATGATGGCGCATTGAGGAGCGATCAATGGCAAAGAGCACCTACACGACAGCACCTGCGCTCCTCAAGATGGATCGCATCGTCGCCATGCTGAAGGAGGACGACTTGATCTGGACGCAGGTAGCGGAAAAGCTTCACATCCACAGGCAGACGGCCAGCCGCTACCTGTGGCACATGGTTCAAGAAACGCCGCGCCGCATCCACATTTGCAGTTGGATTGAAGACGAGAAGACCTTTCGCAAGATTCCCGTGTTCGCTGCGGGGAATAAGCCGAACAAGCGCAAGCCTAAGCGGTTGACGTCAGAAGAGGTATTCGCGCGAATCCAGGCGGACCCAGTGCGCCACGCCAAGCGCCGCGAGAAGTACCGCGTGGAATGGCATCTCAGGAAGGGGCGACCGGTTCCTCCGCGTCCTGTTGCCAGTCCATTTGCCGCGCTGGGGTTATGACCATGAGCCTATACGGATGCCACAACAAGCCGCGGCCAGTGGCCGGCGCACCGCTACAGGTGCAAGACGGCTATTTTGGTACGTTTGATCCCGCTCACGTTGCCACGACACGCATCGCGCGCTGGATCGCAGTCCCATACGCCATGTCGACCGAGTGCCAGTACACAAAGCAGCACGCCAGCGATCCGAGGTGCATGGGGTGCGTGCATAAAACCAAGGAGACCAAATGAAGCGTGACCTCATGACGCTGGCCCTCGACCTGGGCCACGAGCTGATCATCGACAACTTCGCAGGAGGTGGCGGGGCATCCGAGGGCATCGAGCAGGCATTTAGGCGTCCGGTCGATGTCGCGATCAACCACGACGGCGAGGCGCTGGCCATGCACGAAGCGAACCATCCGCGGACCGCGCACTACCGTGAGGACGTGTTTGCCGTACACCCTGGCTTCGTGACCCGACAGCAGCCAATCGGACTTGCCTGGTTCAGCCCCGACTGCAAACACCACAGCAAGGCCAAGGGCGGCAAACCGCGCGAGAAGAATATCCGCGGCCTCGCCTGGGTCACACTTAAATGGGGCACATTTCAGAAGCCTCGCTGTATCGGCTTGGAGAACGTCGAGGAGTTTCTGGACTGGGGGCCACTGGACCCGGAAGGCCATCCGATCAAGGCGGAAAAGGGCCGCACGTTCCGTGCGTTCATCGACGCGCTGTCGACCGGCCTTGCGCCGGATCACCCGGACGTGCAGGAGATCTACGACGCCCTGGGCGCGGACTTTCCGATGGAGCGGCTGTACGCTGGCCTCGGCTACAAAGTCGACTATCGTATCCTGCGCGCGTGCGACTACGGCACGCCGACCATTCGGAAGCGCTTGTTTGTGTTCGCCCGCCGCGACGGCCTGCCGATCCGGTGGCCTTCGCCGACGCATGGCAACCCAAAGGCGCCTGGCTTCGCCAAGAGCGGCCTGCTTCCATGGCGCACCGCCGCCGAGTGCATCGACTGGTCAATCCCTTGCGCGAGCATCTTTGGCCGTTCCAAACCTCTGGCCGAGAAGACTCTAGCCCGCATCGCCAAAGGCATGAAGAAATTCGTCATCGAGGCGAAGGATCCGTACATCTTCGACACCGGCAAAGTGCTGATGCCGTTCATTACCGAGCATGCCAATGGTTCGACCCAGCGCGTGTTCGATGCGAACGAACCGTTGCGCACTCAATGCGCCGAGATCAAGGGCGGGCACTTTGCCTTGGTGTGCGCCTTCCTGGCAAAGCATTATGGCGGCCATGAGACGCCTGGCGCTTCTCTTGCGGATCCGTTTAGCACGGTCACGTCGGTTGATCATCACGCCCTGGTTGCATCTCATTTGGTCAAGCTGCGAAACAACTGCGCAGGGCAGGCGCTTGACGAACCCGTGCACACCGTCGCAGCCAGTGGTTTCCATTTCGGCGAAGTGCGGGCCTTCCTGATCAAATACTACAGCGAGGGTGGTCAAGACCAATCGCTGCACGAGCCGATGCACACGATCCCGACGAAGGACCGTATCGGCTTGGTGATGGTTCGCGGCGAGCCGTACGCGATCGTGGACATCGGTATGCGCATGCTCAGTCCGCGCGAACTGGCCCGAGCCCAAGGATTTCCCGACACGTACATTCTCGAGGCGATCCATAACGGCAAGCCGCTTTCGAAATCGGCCCAGGTCCGAATGATCGGAAATTCAGTCTGCCCGCCATTAGCCAAGGCACTGATCGAGGCGAATTTCGCGCACGAACGTCAAATTGCCGGGAGGGCGGCCTGATGCGTTCCACCAACCCCGATGAAATCTGCGCCCTCTGCGACGAATACTCGGTCAAGCAAGCCGCGCCTGAATACGTCGCCCTTGGCATGGCCCGTTGCCTCGCTCGCCACGACCACGGGCACCTATCCGTGCACGTAGGGTGGGATAGCGAAACGTGCGTGAGCTTCCGCCTCGATCGCGCGAACTTGGCAAAACGCCGGCACTACGTCCAGATCCAGCGCCAGAAGCAGGAGGCCGGCCAATGACGATCTTGGCAATTGATCCGGGCACCACGGAAAGTGGCTGGTGCATCTATGACGGGGCGCGCGTCCTTGATTCTGGCGTGATGGGAAACGCCGAGATGCTGTATGCGATACCCGACGTCCCAGCCGACCGCCTTGCAATCGAGATGATCGCCAGCTACGGCATGCCTGTGGGCCGCGAAGTTTTCGAGACTTGCGTATGGGTGGGCAGGTTCGTCCAGGCATGTCGCGCACCCGAGAAGGTTGAACTGGTCTACCGCAAGGACGTGAAGCTGCACCTGTGCGGCACCGCGCAGGCAAAAGACCCGAACGTGCGCCAAGCCTTGCTCGACATGTTCCCGCGCACCGGTGGAGGGAAGACGCCGCAGATCGGGACAAAGGACCAGCCTGGGCCGTTATACGGGGTTTCGAGCCACGCATGGGCGGCGCTTGGGGTAGCAGTCACAGTAATGGCACAAAACCAGAGGAGGTAGGGATGTTCAACGAAAAGATACTTGAAGTGATCGCGACGACGCCTGGCTGTCGCGAAGCCGCCATCTACGACGCAGTGTCCGTGGATGCGGACGAGACCCGCGCGGCCATTAGCGTATTGGAGACGTCGGGCGCCATCGTTGCAATCGAGTCGGAGGGCGTCACCGAATGCGGGCGCGTGTTCGAGTTCACCGAGGAATTCAAGGCAACGGATGCCTGGAAGCGCATCACGCTGAAGGCCACGGCGGCCAAGATGCCAGGCACGAACCGCATCGAGCGCGCGATTGCCTTCGTCAAGGAGCGCGGCACCGCGACGTCGGCTGAACTGCATTCCCTCATGGGCCTGCCGCCGGACGAGCTTGCATCGAATGTCCTCGCCGGCGCCGTGCGCACAAAACGGCTGGTCAAGAACGGCAAGCATTGGACGCTCGGCCCCGGACCCGGCGGACCGGCCGCACCGGCCTTGCCGGTCGACGAGGATCGCGAGCCGACGCGCGTGACGTGGGGATCCAAGACCGCGCCGTTCCCGGTGCCGATGTTTCTGCAAAAGGAGGCGAAGGCTGCGGAGGCCAGCGACGCTGCGACCTTTAAGGCTGAGGAGGAGCTAACGCCACCCTCGGCCGCTGCGGTCCCGGCGCCCGTCGACAACGTGGTATCGCTCGAACCGCAGCGCACCGCGCGCATCAAGCCGATGGACAAGATCGATTTCGCCGCATTCGCCGACATGGTGAATAGCCAGGCCACACCCGGCACCGCGCCCGCCATTCGCTGCGGTCTGTGGTCGGATGGATCGGTCGAGGTGCAGCGCGACGGCAAGACGTCGGCAGTGCTGGCCGTGGAGGAGGTGGCGTGTCTGGCTGACTTCTGGGGCAGGATCAAAACCAGTGCAAAGGAGGCGTCATGAGCTTCAAAATCGACAATTACGACGAACATTGTCCGCAGCTGCGCATCCAGTTTGGCGACCGCGAGATGAGTTTCACGGTTAAGGATGTGGCGCCGCAGGCGCGAGAATGGCTCGGCGGCGTGATCGAGCGGCAGGTGAGCGAATTGATAAACCTGCGCGTGCGACAGGCGCTGGAAAATCACAAGGCTGCACTGCGCGAACTTCTTGGGGTGCGCAATGGATAACGGCCAACTCGATGCGCTGTGCCAGGAATGGGCATCGTGGTGCTTCACTCGCCGCTTCTACCTGAAGCCGGGGTCGCAGAGTCTTCTTGCTCGCATGCACCCGAGCAAATCAGGGCGGGAGCCGAACGCGCGGAACAGCGCGCTCATGCAGCACTTTAACCAAGCACTCCACGCGTTCGCATCGGATCCGAAATACGCCGATGAACTCGCGTGCTTCCGCCTGATGTACGTCGAGGAGGCCGACCACATCAAGCGGCAGGCCGACAAGCTCGGCATCAGCCGGCCGACGTATTACAACCGCGCGCGGGCCTTTGCTCGCCGCTCTTGGTCGCTTGCGCTGCAACTGAGGAGCGCGCAGGAAGTCGAGTGCGTCGACGTCGATTAGAGCGAGGTAGCGTGTAAACAGCTGGCTTTACAAAATAGTGCTCACAGTCATTTTACACATTGCAATAAAATAGGGGCTTATCAGATAGTCTGAAAAACTGTCTCTACGAAAAGCCCGCTCCCAAAAGGTCAGCGGGCTTGTTCGTTTACAGCATCAATTCCACACACCAGCGAGCCAGATATGCGCAGGGAGCCAGAACCGACCGGCGCCGACGCGGTATTCGTCGTGGTGTGCCTGCTGATCGTGTTTGTCTGGTTCGCCTCGGTAATGCTCGACGTGACGCAGGACATGATGCGCGAGGCGTTGGCGAGATTCACGTTGCGATAATAAATGCGCAACTAACCGATACTTGATACCGAAAATATGACTGAGCAACAATTTGCATACTGGTTGCAGGGCTTCGCTGAGCTTTGCCCCGATGCTCCGACCGCTGAGCAGTGGCAGTCTATTCGGGAGCACCTTGCCACAGTGTTTAATAAGGTGACGCCGCCGGTCAAAGTGACGGTTAAGCTTCCCGAGGTGGGTGAAAGCCAAGCGATCAAAGACCTGATCGAAAAGGCTCGCAAGGAGCGCGTGATCGAACCGCCCCATACCCCGTATCAGCCTTACTCTTTGGAGCAAGGCATTCTTCCCGGCACGCTTATCTGTTAGACCAAAGATGGCCCCACCGACCCAACCGGCGGCCACAACCAACGCAGGGCCGCAAGACCGTAAGACCAAAGCCCTATAACCGCGCCCGCAAGGGCAACGTAGGGAGCTTCAAATGATTGACCGAGTAGTGGCAAAGATGACCTGCAACGCGCTGGGGACGACGCAGTATGAGTTCGGCTCGCAAACGAAGGTCGAGCTTGGCGCTGTGTACAGCACCAAGGGCGAGAACAAGGATTTCTGCGACGCCACGCCGTCCGGCGCGTGCTGGATGAACATTGCGCCGGGTTATCCGGCGGCCGAGTTCTTCAAGCCCGGCAAGCGTTATTACGTGACGTTCACGGAAGCGCCCGATTAAGTAAGTACCGAGTCTCCTCCAAAACCTCCCTGGTTCTGGATTCGCCGCCTGCCGCAGCAATGCGCCGGCGGCTTTTTTACATCAGCGCACGACCAGGTCGAGTTCGCGCCCGAGTGCCGCCATGGCATCGGCGATGCGGTCGATCTTCGTCGCGTGCTTCAAGTCGGTCAGACGGTTTGCCTCTTGCTTCGACGTGCCCATCCGGCGCGCCAACTCGGACGGCCCTACATCCTGGGTCAGCATCTCGTTGAGAAGCAAGACCTTCGACGCCGCGCTCAAGGGCAACGGAATCATCCGCTCGCCTTCTTGTGGCGCCGACGGCATCGGAACCGGGCGGCGATCTTCGAAGTAGAAGTCCATGACCGTCAACAGGACGTCAGCGGCCATGTCGAGTGCTTCGGCTTCGTCGTCGCCTTGCGTGATGGCCTCGGGGATGTCGCGGAACTCGATAACGAATCCGCCTTCTTCGGCTGGTGTGAACGTAGCTGGATATTTCATGTGCTCCCTTTCGTGGTAGTGCGGAGGTGTGGCTAAGCAGAGTGGGGAACCCCTTGCGGGGCTCCCTCCCTATTTCAGTTTCAGTCGTTTCAGAATCCCGTTCACCGTTCCTTGTTTCAGTTCCTTGCTTGGATGCCGGGGAATCGGGGCCTTTTCACCGTTGAGATGAGCAATCATGTGCTCCTTCCCTTGGGTGAAGGTGGCGCCCTTGCTGGCTAACCACCTGACGAACTCACTCTGCTTCACCACACCTCCTTTTCTCGTTGACCGTGAATACATAGTAAACAAATTCGTTTACCAAGTCAAGAGAAAAGTAGACATTTTTGAGTACTTTTTAGGTGTGCCATGCAGATGACCATCGAAGCGGAGCGCGCATGGCTGATGGTTCTCATCCAGTTGGAACGGGATCGCATTGCGCTGCTTCGGGGCTCGTCATGAGCGGCCCTGTCGACGCATACCGCGCCCAGATCATCCGCGCAGTCGTAGGTCGGAAGCCGATCGCCGTCGAAGATATTGCCGCGCTCGATCGCATCTGCCAGCGCCTGGTCGAAGCGGAGGAGGCGCATGAGATCCTTCGTTCGCTCGGCTACGGCAAGGCATGGGATAGCGTCGCCGAACTCGCGCAGCTGGTCCCGCATTCGACAGCCTTGCTGATCCGGCCGCAGAAGTAGGCCGGTCGACATGGACTTCGACAACCTGTTCCGCCTCTACCAGCAGAACAAGAGGAACGCCGAGAAGCGCGGCATCGCCTACCGGCTGACGTTCAAGGACTGGTTAGACACATGGGGCGAGCGCATCCTCGACGAGCACCGCGGCGCCGGGAATGACCGGCTTCGCCTGGAGCGCATCGACAAGGCAGGCATCTTCGAGGTCGGCAACGTGCACGTCGTGCGCGGGCTGTTGCCCGGGGAACTGCGCAGTCACGAACACATGCGGGACCGCCAGCGCACTCCCAGTGGCGGGGAATCGAATAACGGGTGCAAGCTCCGATGAGCAAAGGGCGGAATGGTTCTCCCCTGCAGCTGGATCGCAGGTCTGACCGTCGCAGGCGGGGCTGATTTATTCACTGTGACGCAAGGAGCGCCGCACACACCACGGATGGATCGTTATGGGCCGCAAATCAGCGCTGACAGAAAAGCAGTGGCAGCAGATCGGCGAGCGACTCCTAAAGGGTGAAGCTGGTCGTGTCCTGGCTCGCGAGTTCGGCGTCTCCGAGGCAGCGATCCGCAAGCGCTTTAGTGCGCAAACGAAGCAAATAAAATCCGTTGCGAATCAATTGGTTGCAGCGGAAACGGCTTTTGCGTCTCTTCCGATAAGTGCGCAAATAAGTGCGCGCACTTTGGCGGACGAACTGAAGGAAATCTCCATGCACCTGGCCGGCGCCGCCCGGTATGGCGCAGCGACCGCGCATCGCTTATCAGGCATCGCGCACGCCAAGGTCGAAGAGATTGACGACGCCAAGCCGCTGGACGATGAGAGCCTCAAGACGCTGAAGGGCATCTCGGTTCTGACGCAGCTCGCCAACAACGCTGCCGAGATTCCGATCGGGCTGCTGAAGGCGAACAAAGAGCAGATCGACCAGATGAACAACCCCGAGACCGACAGCGCCCAACTGCTGAAGGACATCGCGGCGCAGTTGCCCGACTAATGGTGCTCAGCCTGCAAACCCAGCGCGAGTTAGCCCGCTGGTACAAGCTGGTCGATCATCCGGTGCAGATGGCCCTGATCGCGGCAGTGTCAAACGGCGTGCGGTTTCCTGTTGTTCCTGCCGGCCGCCGCTCCGGGAAGACCGAGCGCGCGAAGCGGTTTGTGGCGAAGATGGCGATGAAGAACGCGAACGAGCGTTACTTCATCGCGGCACCAACGCACGCCCAAGTCAAGAAGATGTACTGGTCGGATATGAAGCAGCTTTGCCTGTGCAGCCTGCAGACGAAAGCGCCGTCTGAAACCGATCTGATCATCTACCTGAACAACGGCACCGAGATCCACCTGATTGGACTGGATCGACCGCAACGCATTGAGGGTGTGTTCTGGTCCGGCGGTGTGATCGACGAGATTGCGGACGTGAAGCCCGAAGCGTGGGAAGCGAACATTCGCCCCGCATTGGACACGTTCAATCCGTCGCGCCCGAACTATCGGGCCTGGTGCTGGCTGATCGGCGTGCCTGATGGCCTGAACCACTACTACGACATGGCGCAGTACGCCGAGACTGCGAACGATCCGGATTGGCAATGCTTCCACTGGAAGAGCGCCGAGATCCTGCCGGCCGACACAATCGCCGCCGCTAAGCGGCAGATGTCGGCGAAGCAGTACAAGCAGGAATACGAGGCCAGTTTCGAAGGCGCGACCGGCCGTATCTACGAAGACTACAGCAAGGCGAACCACACGGATGCGCGGATCGAGCCGCACGAGCAGCTGATGTGGATGCACGACCAGAACTACACGCCGCTGTCTTCGGCTGTGGGTGTTCGGCGCGACAACGCGCTGTACCTGCTGGACGAGATTGTGTTGACCAGCGCCGTGTCGAAGCAGTCGGCCATGGAGTTCGTCGAGAAGTTCAAGGACCACAAGAACAAGCATGTGCTGATCTACGGCGATCCTGCCGGCCAAGCCGGCGAGAAGCACGGCCACGCATCCGACTACACCGACATCGAGGGCGTACTCCGGGCGCACGGCTGGAAGTACGCGCGCAAAGTCAAGCCGGCACACCCTGCGATCAAGGACCGCCAGAACGCTGTGCGCGCCAAGATCTGCACGGCTGATGGCCATCGATCGCTGTTCGTGAATCCGGTGACGGCTAAATGGTGCGACAAGGGCCTGGCGACTGTGCAGTTGCAGGAAGGGTCGACCTTCCAGGAAGACCAGAAGAACAAGTATCAGCACATCACGACCGCGATTGGCTACTGCGTTGATGTGGAGTGGCCGAGCATCAAGCGCGTCGCGAGCGTCACCGAGTTGCGCATCTAAACGAAGGAAGTCAGCACATGACCAACCCAGCACAGCAGGCCACGCCCGCGACGCCATCGCCGGAAGTCGAGGCAATGGCGCAAGAGTGGCCGCTCATCACCGCGTTGCTGGGCGGGACGTCGACCATGCGCGCTGCAGGCAAGGAATATCTGCCGCAGGCGCCGGCCGAATCGGACGCGGCATATCAGTACCGCCTGTCGACGTCGACCCTGTTCAACGGCTTTCGTCGCACGGTCGAGACGTTGGCCGGCAAGCCGTTCTCCGAGCCGCTGCATCTGAATGACGACGTGCCGCCGGCGATTGTCGAGTACGAGAAGGACATCGACCTGGAAGGCCGCAACCTGCAGGCGTTCGCGCACGGCGCCATTCAGACGGCGCTAGCGTACGGCCTAGCACACATCCTCGTCGACTATCCGCCCACGCCGGTCGGCACGCTGGAAGACCAACGCAAGTCCGGTGCACGGCCGTACTTCGTCGCGATCCATCCGAAGAACCTGCTGGGCTGGAAGTCGGAGCGCATCAATGGCGCCGAAACGCTCACGCAGATTCGCATCATGGAGTCCGCGCGCGAAGACGACGGTGAGTGGGGCGTCAAGATCATCCCGCAGGTCCGCGTACTGGAGCGCGACAATTTCCGCATCTATCGCCAGAACGAGAAAGAGGAGTGGTTCCTGTTTGGCGAGGGTGAAGTGTCGCTCGGCATGATCCCGCTCGTCACGATCTACGGCGACCGCACTGGCTTCATGACCGCCCGCCCGCCACTGCTTGATCTGGCCTACCTGAACGTCGAGCACTGGCAGTCGTCATCGGACCAGAGCAATATCCTGCACGTCGCGCGCGTGCCGATCCTGTTTGCTGCCGGATTCGAAGATGGACAGTTGACCATCGGCGCGAATACCGCCGTTGCCGCAACCGACCCGAACGCCAAGCTGCAGTACGTGGAACACACGGGCGCCGCCATCGGCGCCGGCCGCGAGTCGCTGAAGGCTCTGGAAGAGCGCATGTCGCTCATGGGCGCGCAGATGCTCGTGCGCAAGCCGGGCAGCCGCACCGCGACCGAGAAGGCGATCGATACCGCGGAATCCGATTGCGCATTGTCCGCCGTCGTTCTGAACGCCGAGGACGCGCTCGAGCAAGCACTCGACTTCATGGCGAAGTGGGAAGGCCTGGAAGATGGTGGTTCGATCGAGATCAACGACGATTTCGGCGGCTGGATGGATACGCTCGACGAGACGACGCTCCTGCGCTGCCGTGAGCTCGGCATCCTGAGCGCCGAAACCGTGTTCAACGAGCTGCAGCGCCGCAAGGTGATCTCCGAAGAGCTGACCTGGCTCGAAGAGGCCGACCGTCTGAAGAAGGAAGGTCCGCCAGTTGGCGTCGTCGGCAGTTTCGAAGCCGCCTCGTCGGACGCGTGATTTACCGATTTAGTTTTTCGAAGCCGCCCGCGTGATGCAGGCGGCTTTTCTTTTGGGCGAGATGCCCGCAACACCATATCCGAGAGGGATAACGCAATGGCACTTGATCTGATCGTTGACGCGCTGGACGCCGTACCGGAAGCATTTCGCCCCCTGTATGTGCAGAACGGCGACAAATACAAGCTGGATGTTTCGGGCGTCGAAGACACGTCGGGCCTGAAGAGCGCGCTGGAGGCTGAGCGTCGCGCCGCCCGCGAGGCCAGCAAACAGGCTGCGGCGTGGAAGGCGTTGGGCAAAACGCCGGATGAAATCCAGGCGCTGGTCGAAGCGCAGGCTAAGGCTGAGCAGGAGCGACTGACCAAGGCAGGCGATTGGGACAAGCTCGCCAAGCAAATGAACGATGCCCACGCACAAGAACTCAACACCCTGAAGTCGACGCTGGAAACCAAGGACAAGGCTTTGGCCAAGCACCTGGTCGATTCGGCCGCAGTCAACGCCATTGCAGCAGCGAAGGGGGTACCGGAGCTGCTGTTGCCGCATATCCGAAGCGCCGTGAAGGTGATCGAGGAAAACGGCGATTACGCCGTGCGTGTCGTCGACAGCACCGGCAGCCCGCGCGTGAATGGCAAGGGCGAATTCCTCTCAATCAAGGATCTGGTCAGCGAGATGCGCCAGTCCGAAGTGTTCGGTCGCGCTTTCGACGGGTCGGGAGCTAGCGGCAGCGGCGCACAAACATCGTCCGCACGGCAGCAAACAAAAGACCTATCCCATCTACCGCCAACCGAGCGCATGACAGCAGCAAGGGCGGCGAAAAAATAAAGGTAACACATCATGGCACTGACTCTTGTCGAAGCAGCGAAACTGGAAACTGGCGACGTGCTGCGCCAGGCAATCATCGAACTGTATGCCGGCTCGTCCTCGATCCTGCAAACGCTGCCGTTCGAAACGATCGCCGGCAATGCGCTCAAGTACAACCGCGAAGACTCGCTGCCCGGCATCGGCTTCCGCGGCGTGAACGAAGCCTACACGGCGTCGACCGGCGTTCTGAATCCGCTGACCGAGTCGCTGGTGATCGCCGGCGGTGACCTGGACGTGGACAAGTTCATCATCGACACCATGGGCGCCAACCAGCGCTCGGTGCACGAAGCGATGAAGATCCGCGCGTTGTCCCTCGCCTGGACGAAGAAGTTCATCAAGGGCGACAACCAAAGCGATCCGCGCGAGTTCGACGGCCTGCAAGTGCGCGTGACTGGCAATCAGCTGATCGCCGCCGGCTCGACCGCCAACGGCTCCGCGCTGTCGCTGTCCAAGCTGGACGAGGCAATCGACCAGACCCTGAATCCGACGCACCTGCTGATGAGCAAGGCCATGAAGCGTCGCCTCACTCAAGCATCGCGTTCGACCACGGTCGGCGGCTTCATCACCATGGGCATCGATGGCTTCGGCAAGCCGGTCGAGATGTACAACGGCCTGCCGATCCTGACCGTCGACCTGGACAACGCCGGCGCCCCCATCCTGCCGTTCACGGAAGCGGCCACCAGCGGCACCGCAACGGCGACGTCGATCTACGTTCTGAGCTTCGGCAACGACGGCGTGCTGGGCCTGCAAAACGGCGGCGTCGACGTGCGCGACCTGGGCGAACTGCAAACCGCGCCGGTGTTCCGCACCCGCGTGGAGTGGTACAACGGCTTCGGAGTTTTCAACGGCCGTGCCGTAACCCGCCTCTGGTCCATCGCTGACGCCGCTGTCGTCGCCTAACCAACCGCCAACGATAAGGACTCGACATCATGGCAAATCTTTACTCTCAACGCACTTACGACAACGCCCTGCTGCTGAAGGCTGCGGGACTGGTCGCCGCTACCGCCACCGAATCGGTAATTCTCGACCTCGGCGCTGGCCTGGTCGATGCCGATCTGGTGATCGACGTTTCGGCGGTCGAAGTCGCGACCGGCGACGAGAAGTACACCATCCACCTGGAAGGTTCGAACGTCGCAGCGATGACGTCGGGCTCGGTCACGCTGGCCAATATCCCGATGGGCAACAAGACCGATCCGGCTGACGCCGCTACGGGCACGGGGCGGTTCATCGTTCCGTTCCGTAACGAGCAGAACGGCACCACCTACCGCTACGTGCGCATCTACACCCTGGTCGCAGGTACGGTGGCAACCGGCATCAACTTCATGGCGTTCATCGCGAAAGACGAGGACTAAGCCATGACCGACCGTTACGTTGAGGCGGAAGTGCTCGTCAATGCGAACATCACTCAGCGTAAGCGGGTTCTGCTCGCCGACTCCGGTGATGTTCCGACGACGACTTCCGCCGGAGTCGGCGCGCTGCCAGCAGCATTCAACAACGACGCGAGCCTGACTGTTGTCGAGTATGGGAACGGGGTGGTCCACAAAACCGTTTTCACGCTCAATGCACTGAGCGTGCCTGTCACGGACGCGCTGGCCTACGCATCCAGGCAGCTCTACGATTTCCCTGAGGGCAGGATACTGGTCCTGGGCGTCACCGGATCGCTGCAATGGGCGGTGACGACGGACAGAACAACCACGATCAACGATAGCGCCGCCCTGAAGTGGGCGCTCGGCACGGCCGCGGCATCCAACATCACCCTGTCGGGAACGATGGTCGATTTGCTGCCGAAGACGGCTGTAACGCTCTCCGCAGCGGCTGCGGCGCTCAACACGGCATCAAGCGCCGCGCTGGCGGCCTCGGCGCAATTCGATGGCACGTCGACCGCGAAGGATGCGCTGCTCAACGTCGGATTCGAGACCAACACCGATATCGATGCAGATGGCACGTTGACAGCCACGGGCCAGATCACGCTGGTCTGGATCAATCTGGGAGATTACTAAAAATGGGCCTCGTTACCTGTTACGACGCGCAAGGCGGTGAATACCAGAAGGAGCCGGTCGACGCGCGCGAATGCGTGAAGCACTGCGGCTTTACGTTGACACCGCCCCAACTGGAGCCTGTCGGCGCTGATTCTGCGCCAGATGCGTCGGCGCCTGAAGTATCTGAGGCCACGGCTGCGCCGGCGGCCAAGGCTGGCAAGACCAACCAAAAGTAATCATGGCACTTACCGATGCTCAGAAAGTGGACGTGCGTCGCTGGGCCGGATATCCGGTTTCCGGCGACGCCAGCGTGGCGATCTATTCGGACCCAGTGTATTTCCACGCCGGCCCGCGCGATGCCCTGAACGCGCTGACGCTGGAAGGGCGCCTTAATCACCTGACCGACGGCGAGGAATCGGTGCTCGTCAACACGTACCTGCAGAACCTGACCGCGCTCGAGCAGGCGATTCTGGACTCGGCTGCGAACCTCGACACGAACAAGGCCGCCGTCTGGGAGCGCAATCCGCGCGAGGTGCAAGAACGTGCGCGCCTGTTCGATGGCTGGCGCCGTCGCATGTGCGGCTTCCTCGGCATTCCGCCAGGCCCGGATCTCGGCGCCAGCGGCATGACGGTGGTGCGGGCATGACTTGCATTGCGTGGGACGGCGTGACGCTCGCGGCCGACAAGCGAGCAACAAGCGGCGGCGGTATCGCGCGCACGGTGACGAAGATCGAACGTCACGGCAGCAACCTTCTCGCCGTGATTGGCAGCTGGGATGTGGCGACGGAACTGCGCGCATGGTTCAAGGCCGGCGCGAAGCCCGAGGCATTTCCGGAAAGCGCGCGTAGCGGCGAAGGCACGCTCGTCGTCATCACTCCCGGCAAACACCCGCGCACTTACGCAACAGGCCCGCATGCGCTGCCGATCGAGCAGAAATGCTTGGCGTTTGGCTCGGGGCGCGACTACGCCGAAGCAGCGATGTTCCTCGGCTGCGACGCGAAGCGGGCCGTTGAGGTGGCCTGCCAGTTCCAGACCGATTGCGGCAACGGCATCGACACATTGAGGTTGAAATGAGCATGACCGGCGACCGCCTGCAAGGCCTGATCTACGCAGGTTATGCGAAGCTGGCCGCAAAGGCAGGCTTCATGTACGACGTCTACCGCTTCGACGAGCCGATCGCCGTCACCGACGACATCTACAAGATCGAGCGCATCCCGGTTGCATTCGCGGCCGAGAAGAAATTCGCGATCCCGAACAAGTACCAGATCCCGACGTGGTACTGCTACGCCGACGGCCGCGTGCTGCAGCCGCGTGACATCCTGATTGGACCAGCTGGCACGTTCTACATCGGCGACATGCAACCGAACCTGCCGATCCAGGCGGTTCAGACGAACCATGTAATCTCGATTGGCCGCGGCTCGTACGGCGGGGGCGACCAGTCCATCGAGTATTACGCGACCGATATCCCGTGCTTCATGCAATTCAAGCGTGAGGACATCAAGCAGAGCCAATACGCGACCACGATGGGCCAGGCGATCACGCATTGGACTACGTTCATTCCGCTGCCCGAGGGCACGCTGACGCAGGACGACGTCGTGCGGGACGAGAACGGCATCCGGTACATCGTCGACGCGCCGGATTTCACCAGCATCGGCTACGTCGCGCATTTGAGGCTGATCACGATATGACGATGACCATCGATTTGGCGCAGGCGCTCGCGTGCCTGAACCGCCTCGCCGCGCTGAACATGTCGCCGTGGATGGCGAAAGTCGGCCAGCAGGCGCAACAGGGCGTCAAGCAGCGCATCCAGCAGTCCAAGCAGGATCCGGACAATGCGGCATGGTCGCCGTGGATGCCGCGCACCGAGAAGTACCGCACGAAGAAGGGCAACGCAGCCCAGGGTCTGTTGTGGGACGACGGGACGCTGCTCAATTCGATCACATTTCACTCCGCCGCCGATGGCGTGTCGGTTAGCTCCGACGTGCCGTATGCGGGCTACCTACAGGACGGCACGGAACGCATGGCCGCGCGCCCGTTCATGGGCTGGTCCGACGAGGATATCGCCGGCATGGAGTTCTCGGCCGTCCAGTTCATCGAGGCGCTGCTGTGAAAGCGGCGCAGGAAAGGATACGCAAGCATGATCTCTGAAAACGCCGCCGACCTCGTCGCGCGCGTGACGTCCGTTGCGGGCTTCGAAGGGCGAGCCGGCCTCGCGATTGGTGGCCGCGGCGCCGATCCTGCGATGACCAAGATCCCGCTGCCAGCCGCCTGGGTGATGTTCGGCAAGGACCAGGTCGACGAATCGCCGTATGGCTCGTCACAGTCCGGCGGGCGCGGCGGCCTGATCCCGAGCGGCGAGAACGTGCAGCAGGTCTTCAGCGTGGTGATCTACGTGCCGTACTTGAGCCAGGACGACCTGCTGACGACGCAATTCCCGCTGCTCGAATCCGTCATTGCCGCAGTTCGCGACAACGGCCGTGAGGCGCCGAGCGGCAATCGTTGGCGCTACATCGGCCAGAAGCTCGCCATGGTCTACCCGGACCGCCTCGCCTACGAACAGCATTACACGCTCGACGCTTTCATGTAGTAACCCGCCCGCGACGAGCGGGTTTCTCCACCCCGTAAATAAGGAAATACCATGCCCCTCATCAGCAACAGTGACCTTCAGGCCATCGGCGACAAGCTGGCACGCTTCGGCGCCACGTCGGTGGGCGATCCGAACTTCGACAATGCGTTCACCGCCGGTCTCGATGCCGCCAGCAATGCGGTCCTGTCGGGCTCGAACAGCATCGCGCAGTACCTGCTCGATTCGAACGACGAAGCCGTGACGGCCGACCTGCTGCCCGCCGCGCGCGACCTGGACGAGTCACACCCGGTCATGCCGACCGGCTTCCTGCTCGGCATCCCGGGCATCAGCGCGATGATCAAGGCGCTGGACACCCACGTGAAGCGCTACGCCGGCGCCGCGAACCTCGACGCCTACCTGTCGACGCTGAACGCATCGAGCCCGACACTGCGATTCCATGCCGCGTTCACGGATCACCTCAAGACGCTGTCGGCCCGAAATGTGTTCATCGGCGCCGACCTCGACATCGCACGCGTGAACGTCACCGGCGCCACGACCGGCACCTACACGCACCTGGCCGCGATCGACAAAACCAAATACAGCGGCGCCAAGCTGGTTGCCAAGAACGTCGGCGCTCTGACCGCGACGACCGCGCTGTCGATCACCGGCAAGAAGTTCGACGGCACGACCGCGACGCTGACCGTATCGATCTCGACGCTGACCGACGGAACCGAGACGAACCTGTCCGACACCGCGAAGATTTTCGTCGACGTGACCGGCATCACCGTCACCTCGGGCGGCACCTCCGGCAACGTCATCAAGATCGTCGCCAAGACGGACCGCGATATCTCGGCCGCCTAATCAACTCCCTCGAAAGGTAAATCACCATGGCATTCAACGACAGTTCCTACGGTCTCTTTCAGGGCCAGTTGTT